GATAATGCCAGACACAAAGCAATTGTACGCCGTGGTCTGACGTGCTGCACCCATTGCATTCTGGACGCGCCCAGCTGGAAGAAAGCGCATGTACCGCATAGCGTCTTTGAAATCTTCAAAGTGTTGCGGAGTGTCCTTCAAAGCGTTGGCAATGCGCACGACCTTTGAGTAGAAGTCTTCCCCAGTTTGGCGGTATTTGTTCTTATCAATCTCCTCCGAGATACCAACTGAAGGCCCGTAAGGTTGATTGTGGTCTTTGTTCATTACAGTATGCCCTCTTCGTTGAGCATGTTGATACGCATTTCGCAGTATCGAATAGCCTTAGACAAATCGGTGATTTCGGATTCGGTCGCATCTTGGCCGTCGTAAGTTTTGTGGCCAGCACGGCTCACATATTTGATTACGTTGCCGCGCCAGAAGTCCATGTCGTTGACCATGATGAACTCAATTGGTTCAACTACGTACTGTGTATAGTGTGCGGGTTGGATTATCTGTTCTGAAAATTTGGCATCCATGGAATGACCTTTCCTGTATTGAAATTAAATTCGGTGGCACGGCAAATGCGAGCAACCTGAGCCTGTGTTAGGGCCACTTCTTTGGAGAGTTTTCTGTTGGCATAAGCAGCAACTACGGCGTCCCACATCTCAGTGGCGGTAGTGCAACCTGCTAGAATTTTTTCGGCAGTTTTAGGACCAACGCCTTGCAACCCCGAATAACCATCAACTGCATCACCCGTTAGGGTTTGCATCATATGAAAGTAATCAGCTTCAAGCTCAGATATGGTCCGAATGCTTTGGTCTTTAGCAGGGTTAAAGATTGAGCATGGAACTGTGTTGAGGTCTTTGTCCTCAGAAACAATTATGCAATCATCTTCACTGGTTGCCGCAATGCCTAATAAGTCATCAGCTTCAAAGCCGTCTTTAATAATGGCATTGAACTGGGCTTGCATCCAGTTCCGTAGGAACATCAGGAGGAGGGGCTTTCGCTTATCCTTCCGATTGGACTTGTAGGTTGGCAGTATTTCTTTGCGCCAGTTGTTGGGGCCAGTCAGGTACAGGACCAACTCACCGTCGCCCAGTGCGGTTTTAACTTTATCAAAGTAAGCCATGCAGTGGTCGATGGCTTCATGCTCAAAGCTGTGCAGGGTCCATAGGCCATCACCCCAGTTGACGGGTTGCTCACAAGCTGCTGCGGCTTTGAACGCAACGATGTCAGCGTCAATTAAGAACTTCATTGCATCTTACCCCCATCCAGTGCGTGTAGATTTGCTGGCTTTTTCTGCCTTGAAAGCATGAAGCTCAGACAGATTGATGCAGCTGTCACAGCAAAAGTTTTCATTTGCTCGTCTTCGCTCTTTGCCGAAGCCTTCACCAATCTTGAGATGCACTCAGACATTGTGGCGAGTACGGCGATTTCATAATCAGGTTCATGTTCATCCATTGGTCAGTGCCTTCCATGATATTGGGTAAAGCGCCGACATCTGCTCATCGAGTAGGTCAGCAAATTCACGTGTCTCTGCTTGCGTGTTGTCCGCACTGCGGAGGAGGTAGACACGTGACCAGAAGAGCAGGGAACCAGTCCAAACCCATTCTGTGACTGCACCCTGTGGGAGGACTGCTCTGGCTTGCTCTGTGCAAATGCCAAGGGCCACCATCTTGTTGTAGACAGCAACGGCATCGATGCAGATGTCGAGGTACTCTTCGAGGAACTCGTCGCTTCTGCGGTGTGGGTCTGGTGATGAGCCTTGCTTCACATCACTTGCTGATGCTCGAAAGACATCTGGCTTCCAGAACTCTGGGCTGGTCGTGACATAGCGACGGCTGACCTCATTCCAAGTCCCGCCAACCTGATGTTTGGCAAGTTGACGGGCCATAAAAATAGGGGCTTTGCAGCGGAATGTAACAGTCGGATGGGTAAACGGGGCGGTATGCTTCTCTCTTGCTAGGAAGTTAATGAGACGTTCATTCTGATGGGGGCCGAAACTAGCGGCTTGTCTATCGAATGAAACTCTTGCGGCATCCGTGACTAGGTCATCGTTGCCATGATTACACATGTATTGAACTGCTATCATTCAGCATCCTTTATGGTTTGGGTTTTAAGAAGGTTGGGTCGTTTTCGAAGTGGACCACGCGGTGACAATTGGCGCACAGCAGGTGGCACTTATCCGCTTCGGTAATGAGGTCGCCCCAGACACGGCTCATGTGCCGTTGTGATAGTGGGAAAACCTTTTCGCTTGGGTCTTGGTGGTGAAAGTCAAAGGCGACATAGTGATACGGTTCGTTGCATCGCTCACATTTGCCGCCCTTGTACGCCACCAGTTCCTGACGACGGCTGTTACGCTTACGGCGTTGTGCCTCAGTGCGTGTCGGCCCACGTCTGTCCGACCTTAAATTCTCCCGTGATTGGGCATCTAAAGTCGTAATACGTGCCAGCTTCCTCGAAGGCGCTGACGGCTTGTTGTCCGACAATGGTGGCTATTTCCTCTTTGGCTATAAGCTGCACTTCATCGTGGACATGAGCGACGAGCGCGTAGTCTTTGCCAAAAGTGTAGCCAAGCCGTGTTAAGTTTTCGTAAAGAATGACCGTGGAGCGTTTGCATAAAATGCTGCCAGCTGACTGCAAAAGCATATTGACCGCAGCATGGCCACTGCCGCGAATGGGTAGGGTTCTCCCATCCAATCCAGTCAGATAACCTTTATTTTTAAACGCACTAGCAACTGCCTCACGCAAAAGTTTTATGGCGGGTGTCGCCTTCATAAATTTGCTAATGAGTTTTTTGCCTTCAGCTTCACTACCGCCAACGATTGACCCAATCTTTGCTGGACCAGCGCCATACAGAAACCCGTAGATAAAGGTCTTTGCGTTGTTTCGAGTTGGTAGACCCGCAGCCTTTTGGTTGGCCGTGTGGACGTCTCCGTTCACCACCTCTTCGCCGTATGCGCCATCATCAAACCTTGCCATGTAGTGGCCAAGGCAGCGCAACTCTAAGCCTGAGAGGTCAGCGCCCACCAGTTTGAAACCCTTTGGTGCGTAAAATAGCTCACGACACTCATGCCCATAGGGTGCGTTGACGCTTGGCGTCTGGCTCATATTTGGCTTTGAATGGGTACATCGGTGTGTGGCACAGCCATTTGTATTAACGCGCCCATGCATCTTGCCGCCTCGTTCTAACTTGAGCCAAGCGTTTGCTCCACTAGCCAGTTGGCCCAGACGTTTGTTCAGCATTAGATATTCGTTCAATATCTCTGCCTCAGGGTAATCTAGCTGCTTCAACACATCTTCATCGACCTTTGGTTTGCCATTGGCTGTAAAATCTTCGGGCTTCCACCCATGGATTTCTTGAAGGCGGTTAGCGATGTGGTCACGAGAACCAGCGTTAAAGACGACGGTCTTTACCTTGAAGGTCATCACGCCTTTCTCATAACCTCGCGTCTTGTTGTTGACCTTCGGTAGGAACGGCTCACGAATTTCCCAAGGGGGAAAAGTAGTTTGCAGTTCAGCTTCCAAGGTCGCTTTGCGCGATTGGAGTTTGGCCAAAAGAGCATTGGCTTTGACTACATCAAAGTGAAAACCATGGGCTTCTTGTTTGCGGATAACCGCAGCGAAATCATGCTCCAATTGAATGCTGTCAGGGGTTGGTTCTTTGCTGAGGATTTTGTTGTAGAGCGTAAGGTTCGTATAAATATCACCCTCGCAATAGGTCTGCATTTCCTGTGACCATTGCCCCCAGCCACCCGTGTAGGAAATCTTGTGCTGGCCCAATCGGTGGCCCCATGCGCCAAGAGAATGAGAGCCAATAAGTTTCATTGGAAACTCACGGTTCTTCTTGGCAAATTTGAAGTCGTTTTCTTTTAAATCTGACCAGACCAGGCGTGACATAATTAGCGTGTCATGCAGTTCACCAAGGTAGGTGAAGCCATACAATTTCCTCAATGCTGGCAGGTCGAAATCTTGAATGTTGTGGCCTATCAGGCGTTCCGCTTTGGCTAAAATTTCTAAGCCATCAGCGATGGGTGTGTATCCTTCTTGGTCTGCGCAGGATACCATTTCGTCTGTATCGACATCTAACAAAACTATTGAGTGACACTCAGTAAGTTCTGGTAGAAGTCCATTAGTTTCAATGTCAAATAAGATGTTCTTCAAGTAGGCTGTCCCTTTCGACTAGCTGTTAAAAGTCTTCGATGACTTCTCCATTTTGGGTTTCGTCTGCAAAGACCGTTGGGTCTTCGACTTCGACCATGCGCCCAGTCTCTTTGTTGTAATAAACGAAGCAACCCACGCCCGTTTCGCCCGTGAAGCGGTTCTTCAGCACACGGATTGTTGAGACGTTTGGGTTGTCGCTTTGTTGGTCTCGTTCTACGCCCAAACAGATGTCACTCAGCTGGGCGATTGCAGCACTGCCACGCAGGGAATTGAGATTGGTTTCAAGTCCGTTCTCCCATCCTTTGTCGCCCGATGGACGCTTCAAATGGGACACAAGAATGAGGCCAATACCAGTCTCTTCGCAGAGTGAACGCAGCTTGGTCATGATGACATCGATGGCTTTTCGCTCATCGCCATTGTCCACGCCTGAGACCACAATGCTGAGGTGGTCGAGGATGACCCAACCAACGTCGCATGCCTTCGCCAGATACCGAACACGGTTCAATAAATTGTCCGTGGCCAGTGAGCCGAAGTGGTCATAAAGAAAGACCCGTCCACTGCCGACTGTGTCATCAAAAGCTGAGCGCATAGCCCCCACAGAAATGCCATCCTTAGATAGGTGCAGCGGTCTCTCAAGCGATAGACCCATGAGGCCCAACGCTGTGCGCTTGGTGTTTTCTTCTAAGGCAATGTAGCCGATGCTCTCGCCACGATTGAGCAATTCAAATGCAATCTCGCGACACACCTGAGACTTTCCAACGCCAGAACCAGCCGTGATTGTGACCAGTTCTCCACGTCGCATACCCAATGTTTTCTGATTTAAGCCAGCGAATGGGTAGTCAATTGACTGCATGTCGTCGTCAGCCATGATGGTTTCCCACATGTTCTGACCATCGATGATGCCATCTGGGCGGTAGATTTTGGCATCCCACATTGCGGAAATAAGGGCAGCGCCTTGACCAGCCACCAACATTTCGTTGGCGTCCTTGAGGGGCAGGGTGGCAATAGCCGCCTTACCTACAGACAGCATTGCTGCAACTTCTTGGGCGGCAACTCTACCTGCCTCATCATTATCGAACATGATGACAACGCGCTCAAAACTTTCGACAAACTCCAAAGAATTTGCGACAGCTTTCTTTGCACCAGCTGCGCCTGTCCCAACGCTACATACTGGAAAACGATTTCCCTGCACTTGCGAAAGGCTAAGGCAATCGATTTCGCCCTCAACCAAACACAGCATTTTCCCACCTTCGTTACGCCAAAGGTGTTGCCCAAATAGGCCAGCCTTTTTTGTATCGCCGATGAACTTGAACTGTTTGTTTTTAAACCTTAGTTTCTGGGCAACTGGGGTACCAGTAGCATCACGATAGGTCGCAATCTGTA